CGTGATGTCGAGCTGGGTGAACCCGTCATCTTGCACAACGACGTAGAGAAAAAGAAAGCCGAAGAACAGGGCTACTCCGTTACCGATGACGAGCGCTATCAGTTCCTTGAAATTCAAGTGGACTATGACTTGCCCGGTTATGAGGACGAAGACGGGATTGCTCTCCCCTACATCGTCACCATCGACAAGGGAACCAACAAGGTTCTGTCGATCTACCGTAACTGGAACGAGACAGACCCCAAGAAACTCAAGCGCCAGCACTTCGTCCAGTATGACTACGTGCCCGGTTTTGGCGCTTACGGTTTTGGTTACATCCACCTGATCGGCGGCTATGCCCGTGCAGGTACATCTCTGGTTCGCCAGTTGATCGACGCAGGAACCCTGTCCAACCTGCCCGGTGGTTTGAAGTCCCGTGGTCTGCGGATTAAGGGAGACGACACCCCCATCGCTCCCGGTGAGTGGCGAGATGTGGACGTCCCCGGCGGCACAGTGCGTGACAACATCATGCCGCTGCCATACAAGGAACCTTCACAGGTTCTGGCTCAGTTGCTCGACAAGATCACAGAAGAAGGCCGTCGCCTTGGCTCTATCGCTGACATGAACATCAGCGACATGAGCGCCAACTCTCCTGTCGGCACAACTCTGGCATTGCTCGAGCGTCAACTCAAGACCATGAGCGCCGTGCAGGCCCGTGTCCACTACGCCATGAAGCAGGAATTTAAACTGCTCAAGGACATCATCCGCGACAACACCCCGAGCGAGTACGAGTACGAGCCACAGGGCGGCGACCGCATGGCTAAGCGGGAAGACTACGACATGGTCGAGGTCATTCCTGTCTCTGACCCCAACAGTTCCACGATGGCCCAGCGGATCATGCAGTACCAAGCTGTGATCCAGTTGGCTGCGCAAGCTCCCCAAATCTACGACCTGCCGCAGTTGCACCGCCAGATGATTGAGGTCTTGGGAATCAAGAACGCAGACAAGCTTGTCCCAATCGAGGACGACATGAAGCCACGCGATCCAGTGTCCGAGAACATGGCCTTCTTGAATGGGAAACCAACAAAGGCCTTCATCTACCAAGACCACGACGCACACATCGCAGTCCACATGGCTTTGATGCAAGACCCTTTGATGGCTGCGCAGATTGGTCAAAACCCACAAGCCCAGAAGATGCAGGCCGAGATCATGGCCCACGTCTCAGAGCACTTGGCCTTTGCCTACCGCAAGAAGGTCGAAGAGCAGTTGGGTGTGCCTATGCCCAAGCCCGACGAAGACCTGCCAGAGGACGTCGAAGTCCAGTTGTCCCGTCTGGTTGCCCAAGCATCCCAGCAGGTTCTGGCTCAGAGCAAAGGTCAAGCAGCCCAGAAGCAAGCCGAGCAGATGGCTCAAGACCCAATGGTCCAAATGCAACAAGCCGAGCTGCAGCTCAAGTCACAAGAAGCTCAGATCAAAGCTCAGAAGGTACAGGGCGACTTGGCTATCCGTCAGGCAGAGCTTCAAATCAAAGCGCAAGAAGCTGCAAGCCGTCAGGGAGAAGACCCAGTGCTTGCCGCAGCAAAAATGCAGCAAGAAATGGAAATGGAAAGACAAATGCACGAACAAGAGATGGCTCAGCGCCAGCAGGAGTTTGAGCAAAAGATGAACCAAAAGCAACAGGAAGCATCCATCAAGATGCAGACCAAGCTGATGGAGCGTTTAAACAAACCGGCTGCTAAATCGCCGGAGAACTAAGAGGATAAATGGACAACCAAATTTTGGAGCTTCTCAACAAAAGAATTGAGGAGCATGTCAAAAGTCATTCAGAGGCTTTGGTGATGGGACAGTCGAAAGACTATGCCCATTACCAATTGTTGTGCGGGGTCATCCGAGGTCTCCAGACCGCACAGCGTGAAATTGGCGACCTCGTGCGTAAACTGAAAGACGACAATGACGACTAACTTTGATGTTCAGGCGGTCGATCTGTCTGGTCTTATCAACAAGACTGTTGAAGATAAGGCCTCGCAGATTCCAGACCCCAAAACCTACCATCTTCTGTGCATGCTCCCAGAAGCCAAGGAAGAGTACGAGGGCGGCTTGCTTAAAGCCAGCCAGACAATGCACTTTGAAGAGTTGCTGTCACCCGTGCTGTTCGTGGCTAAGATGGGCCCGGATGCATTCAAGGACGAGAAACGCTTCCCGAGCGGCCCAAGCTGCAAGGTGGGCGACTTTGTAATCGTAAGACCCAACACCGGAACGCGAATGAAGATTCACGGCACCGAGTGGCGGATCATCAACGATGACTCTGTCGAAGCTGTGGTTGAAGACCCACGCGGCATTCAGCGCGTTTAAGGAGCAATCATGGCAGAACTCGATAAAACTGAATTTACCTTCCCCGATGAGGTGGAGGAATCTCGTGCTGGCTCAAAGGTCGTAGAGGCCGAGCCAGAGGTTGAGATTGTTGACGACACCCCGGAGCAAGACCGTGGCCGCAAGCCAATGGAAGAGCCTCCGAAGGACGTAAGCGACGAAGAGCTTGCGAAGTACGACGAGGGTGTGCGCAAGCGCATCCAGCACTTCACCAAGGGCTACCACGAAGAACGCAGAGCCAAAGAAGCGGCCCTGCGCGAGCGAGAGGAAGCTGTGCGACTGGCCCAGCAGGTTGTCGAAGAGAACAAAAAACTCAAAGGCTCCCTGCACCAAGGCCAAAGCGCTCTTCTTGAGCAAGCCAAGAAGGTGGTTGCCAATGAGTTGCTGGAAGCCCAGAGAAAATTCAAAGCTGCCCACGAAAGTGGCGACTCTGAAGCTCTGACCGCAGCCCAGTTGGAAATGACTGCCGCTCAAATGAAAGCTGAGCGTGTAAACAATTTTCGACCAGCACCTGTACAAGAGGAAGAAAAACAGGTACAAATACCTACCGCTGAACCAGTTCGGCCCAAACTTGATGCGAAAACTCAGGAATGGACAGAAAAGAACACATGGTTCGGAACTGACGACGAGATGACCAGCTTTGCATTGGGATTCCACAACAAGCTGGCTAAATCTGGAATCACGCCGTCATCGAAGGAATACTACGAGCGCATCGACGCTCGTATGAGACAGGTCTTTCCGGATGCATTCGAGTCCGGTGAGATCGAAGTTTCGGAGGATGCGACTCCTTCTCCGAAGAAATCGAATGTTGTTGCACCAGCGACGCGCAGCACAGCGCCCAAAAAGATCGTGCTGACAAAGACGCAGGTGGAACTCGCTAAGCGGTTGGGACTGACGAATGAGCAGTACGCCCGTGCAGTTGCGGCAGAAATGAGGAAATGAAAATGGCTAAAACAGAACTTGACAACCGCGAGCCTCGTGCTCTGCAGATGCGTGACTCCGCTGAGCGTCCAAAAAAATGGATGCCACCCCAGCTTTTGCCCGATCCGACACCGGAACCGGGTTACGCTTACCGCTGGATTCGGATTGCCACGCTTGGCAAGGATGATGCCATGAACGTTTCCGGCAAATGGCGAGAGGGCTGGGAACCCGTTAAGGCATCAGATCACCCTGAGATTCGCTTGTTCAATGGTGGCAAAAACCACTACGAGAACAGCATCGAGGTCGGTGGCTTGTTGCTTTGCAAAACACCTGTGGAGTTCACCGAGCAGCGGAATGCGTATTACGCCCAACAGGCGGAAGCGCAGATGCAATCAGTGGATAACACCTACATGCGAGAAAATGATCCTCGTATGCCGCTCTTCAAGGAGCGCAGCACGAAGGTCACTTTCGGCAAAGGCACTTAACTTTTTTGGAGTCTAAACATGACTTATCCTGCTGTTACGGCACCCTATGGCCTCCAGCCCATCAATCGCATTGATGGCATGCCATACGCTGGTGCAATCCGTCAGATTCCCGTAGCTACTGGGTTCGGCACTGCCATTTTTGATGGCGACACCGTGCTCATCAACAGCGACGGCGTTCTGGTTAAATCCACCACAACCGACTCCGGCAACATTGTTGGCGTGTGCGTTGGCGGTCAGTACGTGAACTCGAGCGGCCAAACCGTTCAAGGTCAGTTCATCCCCGCCTTGGCATCTACGTCCACCAACCCTGCTTTGGCTTACGTTGTTGACGATCCTATGGCTCTGTTCAAGGTTGCTGTCGTAACCTCTGGCACAACTATGGGCACCGCTGGCCGTACCGTCGTTGGCTCGAACCTTCCATTGGTTCTGAACCCCGGCAACACTGCCACTGGTAACTCCGCTTTCGCCGTCACTTTGACTGGCGCTGGCACGACTGCCACCATCCCCGTGCGTGTAATCGACGTGGTTCCTGAAACCGCCACTGGTGCTGACGCATTCCGTGAACTGTTGGTGAAGATCAACACTCACCAGTACAACAACACTACCGGTGTTTAAGGAGTAAATCATGGCTATTTCACGCGCACAACTGCTGAAAGAACTGCTCCCCGGCTTGAACGCTTTGTTCGGCCTTGAGTACGCTAAGTACGGCGAGCAGCACAAGGAAATCTACGAGACCGAGACTTCGGAGCGTAGCTTTGAAGAGGAAACCAAGCTGTCTGGCTTCTCCGCCGCTCCGGTGAAGAACGAAGGCGCT